ATAGATACATTTTTAACAGCTTTAGATGCAACACTGTATGACAATGTAATTGCAGTTGCTGATCCAGTATTTCAAACAACTGGAGATAATCCAATATTTTTTAAATCACCAAGAGTTGAAAGATATGAAAGACCAAGATTTTTAAATAACGTTATTTTAATTCAAGGTGACGATGCAGACATAACAATTAATGAAGAAAGTGGTCCAACACAAGGTCAGTTTGTGGCAGAAGTAGGATCTAATCACATACATTTAACTGGTGCAAATGTTGATTTTACAAGAAATTCTCCCACAGATGAATTGAGACTAGCTTTTTCTTTAGTAAATAAAGACGGAGCATCAGGAGCAACTCCAGAAACTGTTAGAATACTAGTTGAATTTGCATCAACTGAAACTGAAACTGCTGAATATGCAAGATTTGAGGCAGAAGTTGTTGATGATAGCAGCGGTGGAGCATATGATTTTTCTACAGAAAGATATTTTGTTGTTTCAAAACAACTTCAGGAGCTACATACATCTGCTAATTTTACTTGGAACTCAGTAACAGTTGTAAAAATTTATGCTTGTGTAATTGATGGTGGCTCACCTTCACAAAACTATTATGTAGCATTAGATGCAATGAGACTAGAAAATATTGCTACAGTAAATCCACTTTATGGTTTAACAGGATATTCTGTTATTCAAAATGCAGATGCTTCAACAATTGTAAAAAGTCCTAATACAAGTAATTATATTGAATTTAGATTTACACTAGATGTTTCTGGCGGTGTGATTTCATAATGGCAGATCTTGGAATAAAAAAAATTAGAATAAGACAGGAAAATCTTCCTAGTATTGATGTTAATGAACAGGGTTATGTTTTAAGATATAGAATAGTTTCTGATGACAAAAACCGAGTATCTCAGTGGTCTCCAATCAATATTATAGTTCCAGACTATACTTATGTTTCTGGAGATATATCTTTTAATAAATCTGGACAAGTTGCAACTTTTGCCTGGGACTCTGTTTCAATACAAAAAAATGGAAACGAAATTAGAAAAGCACATGAATTTGATATTTGGGTAAGGTGGGATAGAAATGATAGTGGAGATTGGTTATATAAACAAAGAATTGATGGGGCAAGTATTTCATTTCCAATTCCAAGTACATATACTATTGGAGGAGTTGTTCAAGGATCTGCACCAAATAAAGTATCTCTTGAAATATATTTAAAGGGAAATCCAGTAACAAGAGATTCAAATTTATTATTAGTATATGAAGACGGACCACACACCGTCTAATGGTATACTTAAATAGGAGGAAATAATGGCAAAAATACCACTACCAGAACGTGGACAACCACTAGATGTTGCATATTTATATAGTTTAGTTGATGCTGTTAATGATTTATCTACTCAGGTAGCATCAACCTCAACAAATAAAACTATTATTGATACTACCAGCGCAGGAAAACAAGAAATAAAAACCTCTAATTCTAGAATTATTGGAGGATATGTAGAAGTTGCAAATAACTCTACTGTTTCTGCTGGTAATGAAAAAACATTTACTTATGATTACAAAGATTTTAAATATCCACCAATAGTATCAGCTACTCCAGTTAATATAGGACAAACACCAGCTGGACAAAATGTTAACGTTATTTTAAAAAGTGTAACAGAAACACGAGTTGAGGGAATTGTAAGATTTGGAGCTTCAGGAGATTTATCTTTGGCCGTTCATTTAATTATTATAGGTGTTCCAAACTAAGGATTTGATATGATTTCTTGCAAAAAATGCAAGGGCAAAATATTTATTGATAGACAATATAGTCAAATACATCATTTAGAAGTATACTGTATTGCATGTGGTCTAAGAACGTTTTACCATCCTCCAACGGAAAGTAAAGAAGGAAAATGGTTACTAGAAAAAGAATTATTAAGGGCGAAGCTTACAATAACGAGTCTGTAATTAAAGGTAATCAAACAATATGGTTTTTAAATGGAGATTTGGTTAGACTTTATCACAGTTCAAGATCTACTGGTTTAGTTTCTGTTTTTAATATTAATAAAAATAGACTTGAAACATGCTTAAGGTCAGAGTTTAGAAAAAAAAGAGAACGGGCATATACAGTGGCAGAAACTGCCAAGTTAATTAATCGTCATAGAAAATACATTCCAAATTTAATTAAGAATGGAATTATACCTCCGCCAACAGGTGCTAAAGTTAATGGCGAAAGAGGCTTTAGAATAAGATCATATTATTCTGAGTCGCAAGTAAAAGAGATTCGTGATATACTGGCAAGTATACATATAGGACAACCAAGAAAAGACGGATTAATAACAAATAATATGACTCCTACAAGCCAAGAGTTGACAAGGCGAATGGGGGACGGTATACTTACTTATACGAAAACTGAAGATGGTAGATTTATTCCTGTATGGTCAGAAAATATATAAATAGGAGCAGTGGGTATGGAAGAAAGAAATGAAACAAAAGTATCTGCAACACTTGGATACACTTTAAATTTAGGCAACTTTCAATCGTTAAGAGTTGATCTTGGCGTAGTTGACTATGTTCGTAATGGCGAAACAACAAATGATGCAATGAATCGTGTTTATACATTTGTTGAAAATCAAGTTATTGATAAGGTTAAAGAAGCTAAAGAGTCTTTGGTAGAAGAATAAAGTGGCAGACCGCAAAGAGCGTATGGCTTTGCTTAGTCGTTATGGAAAATTTCATCTACAAAGATATGAGCAAAAAGCTAACTTAAATCTTAATGTTGAGCAATGGGCTGCAGATGCTCTTATTGAGTCTTACGGAATAGGAATGTGCTATGATTTATTGGATCACTATTTTAATATTGCTACTTCCCCTTCTTGGAATCACTTTGCATACAACGCAGAAAAAATATTGGAAGCAAAAATAGCAATAGAACAAGATATAATAGAAAGAAAAGAACGAAGAAAAAAAGCGGAGGAGTGGTTAAATGGTTAATGCAGAATCTAAGTTAATCTCCGCAGTATTAAAAGATAAGCAAATACATGTTTTACTACAGGCCAATGTAGAAAACTTAATGCGTACTCATAATGATATATGGCAGTTTGTTCGTAGATACGCAGAGGCTAATGGATCTGTACCACCAGTTAGTTTAGTAGTTGAAAAATTTAGAGACTTTGCACCAGATGAAAATGTGGGTGCTACAAAACATCACTTAGAAGAGTTGCAAGTAGAATATTTAAATGATAGCATTAAAGACATATTGCGATCTGCTGCATCAGAAGTTCAGGGCGGTAATGGAACAGCAGCACTCAATGACTTAATAACAAAAACTGCAGAGCTAAAAAAGAATACTTCCACCATTCGTGATATAGATGCTACTGATATACAGTCTGCTATTACATATTATGAAAATGTAAAAAAAGAACAGCAACTTGGTAAAATAGGAATTAAAACTGGACTTCCTGGATTTGATAATTATCTTCCATCTGGAATTATGCCAGGACAGCTTGGTATCTTTCTTGCATATCCTGGTATTGGTAAATCATGGTTATCTTTATATTTTGCAGTACAGGCATGGAAGCAAGGCAAAACTCCACTTATTATAAGTCTTGAAATGTCAGAAGTAGAAGTCCGTAATCGTGTTTATGCAATTATGGGTGAAGGTTTATGGTCACATAGAAAACTTAGCAATGGTGAAGTTGAGCTTGATATGCTAAAAAAATGGCATCAAGACAGATTAGAAAATAAACCACCATTCCATATCATTTCTAATGATAATGGTGGAGAGATTACTCCATCTGTTATTCGTGGAAAGATTGATCAATACCGTCCAGACTTTGTGATTGTAGATTATTTACAACTTATGTCACCAAATCAAAAGTCTGATAATGAAACTGTACGCATGAAAAATCTTTCACGAGAACTTAAACTTATGTCTATTAGTGAAGAAGTTCCTATTATTGCTATTTCATCTGCTACACCTGATGATGTTACTAATTTAAATACCGTGCCAACTTTGGGTCAAACTGCTTGGTCACGACAGATTGCTTATGATGCTGACTGGGTTCTTGCACTTGGTCGTGCAGCAAATAGTGATATTATAGAATGTGCATTTAGAAAGAATCGTAATGGCTTTATGGGAGATTTTTTGATACAGGTAGATTTTGATAAGGGTTATTACAGGTATAAGGATTTTGAAACTAATGTTTGATGAAACATATACAGAAGACCAGGTAGAACGAGTTATCAATGGAATAGGTCTTGAGATTGCTTCTCAAACTGAAAGTAATTTTATGATATTCTGTCCATTTCATAATAATAATAGAACTCCAGCAGGAACAATATCTAAAGAAAAAGGTTTATTTTTTTGTTTTGGATGTCAGACAAGTAAAAACCTTACAGAGTTTGTTATGGCAATATCTAATAGATCTTATTTTGAAGCAGTTAGATATATTAAGCAGAAAGATAAAGAAACAGATATAGAAAAACTAGTAAATAAAAAACTTGTTAAGCCTACTGAGTTTATACAATTTGATGAGGT